GAGCTTGTCAATCTTCGTCCTGTAGCACTCGCCCTTTGAGGGGAGTGGTATGATGTCGTACTGAGCAGAAGGGTCAACGTTGTTGTGAATCGCACTCTCCGTGTCATTCAAGGTGACTGACTTAGAGCTCACTTCCTGCGGCTTCTGGTTGAAACTGTCCGTGACCTTGGTGTTGTCCTTTATCTCTTCCGCCATCTTGTAAAGGTCAACCTCGTCATCCTCCACGAACTGGTCGTAGAAGCTCTGTGTCTGCTTCATCACCTCCTCATCCTCGGACATATCGAAAGAGGCACCCTCGTCCTCAATCATGTCGAAAATCGTCTTTGAGTTGTCTGCGGAGTCTATCGCGTCCTCAAGGCTGAGTTTCTTGTTTTTCTCCTTGAACTCCGCAACGCACTTGTTGGCGAAGGCTGGGTCAATCTGCCTCATTGACTGCACCGTCTCGGCTATGATTTTGTCAATCTTGTCAAGGTTCTGGGTTTTGCCCATCATTACAGCCTCCTCCCTTGTCTTGCAGTGCATCTCGTAAGCTGATTTCAGAAGCAAAAGACTCTTCTGCTGGTCGTCGGTCAGACCGTTCTTGTTATCTGCCATAAAATTTAAATACTTTCTTTCTTTATTATTTCAGAATGTCCATCTTCTTGACATACAGGAGATACCTGTTCTTGGCAATCTTCTTCTCCACCTCACAGGCCCTCAGGACGAAGTTGACCCTGTTTCCAGACTTGTTCAGGAAACTGAGCCTCAGCTCACGCCTTGGAATGTTCCTCTCTATGAACTTGTCACGGTCTGCTGCGGAACCACCTCTCTTTATCACGTCCCTGCCAGCGAGATAAATGTTCAGCGTCTCCTTTGCCCACTCCCTTATCTCTTCCTCGAACTCCGCATCCATCTCCCTCATGTCAAAGTGGACCATCATCAGGAACTCCCTCTGCGAAACGAACTTGTCAATCATCGAGTCCACATCCTCGTCGTAGGCCCCGTCTGGCGTCATTATGATGCACTCGGCCTTTGCATACGCAATCCTGTCCTCAATCTTCCTGTTCTCCCTTCCGAAACCACCGTAGAACGTGTTCGCATCGAAACCGTTCCTGGACAATGTGTTGTACACAGCCATTCCGTTGGAGCTGTCCTCTGTGATAAGGGCGTCCGCATACTCCTGGTCCGTCTTGTAGTAGCCGTTCATGTTGTCCTTGATGTCAAGCGAAGGACCCTGCACGTACGGCATGAATAAATCGAACTTCATTCCTCAATCTTTCTTCTATAATATATAAATATTTTTTTAGGAATTTCCTAATGGTTTATCCTCGTTCAACCTGTTGACATGGCGTTTGTTCATTCCCTTCTGCTTCTGAATTGTTTCTCCTTGAATGTGCAGCCTTTCCTTCAGCATCTTCATCACACCAGCTGGATTCTCTTTAACGTCCTTCTCTCTTACCCTTATCAGAGGAATGCCGTTCAACAGTGCCCACCTGTCCTTCTGCTCGTCAACCCTCCTGTTTCTTCTCTGCATCGGATTCAGGTCTTCTTCCTTATAGACTCTTGGGTCGGCGTGATGGTACTGTCCGTCGTACTCTAGCAAAATGTTGTAATCAGGCAAATAATAGTCGAAAAACCTACCAATACTTTTAGCCTCGAACTGCCACTGATATCTAACACCAAGCTTGTCAAGAAAGTCCCTTGCGAAATTCTGCTCGGCCTTGGAGGTGCCAAACATTGGGTGACTTCTCTTCTTCTTCACCTTCTGCTTAGGAGGAAGTCTTTTGTCGACAACCTTCTTTTGCTTTGGTGCTGTCTTATTTTTCTTTTTAACCTGTTCCATTACTAACCCCTATACAAAAATTATGCCAACCCAGCAAACAGCAAAGGCGCACCTTGAAAAAGATGCACCTCGTTTGTTTTCCAGGCCTTGTCTCTTCGGTTTAGTACGCCAGGATGCAGTACTGGGGCTGAACGGTGATGGTGATGTCAGCCAGTGCGTCGGATGCGTAGTTCAGGGCACCGAAGTCAATGTTGTCGGTCAGCATGCAGTTCTTGAGAATCCACTTGCTGATTGCAACACCAGTCGGGTCAAGCATGGCAATCTCAATGTCCCTTGCATAACCTGCGAAGTAACCCATACGTCCAGTAACTGACTCTGCGTGGAGACGAACCCACTCCATGAGAGCCTGGCTTGCGGAAGGGCCAATCGGGTCACGGAACGTAATCTGCAAAGGCTGCCATACATACCTGCCAGCAACGTAGGTCTCTGTGTTCAGGAACGGGATGGCCTGCTTCGATATGTTGATTTTTGGACGCTGTGCCGTGGATACATACCATGCAGCGATACCAAGGTCACTGGGGAATGTCAGTAGAAATCTATTAGTCCTCAACAGTTCTGACTGCATCGGGGCGTTCAAAAGTAAATCTGCCATATTTTCTATATAGTGATTGAATTATTTCTTAGTTACAAATAAATATCTGGATTCGGATTTTTGTTCAGGAGTTTCCTTCACCAACACTGTCCTTCTCGGAAACAGCCTTGTCACACATGAGCCAAATCTTCTTGTAGAACTGGTAGGCCTCGCTGTCAACGTCGTGGGCGTAATCCTGCAGACCTTCTAGGGCGACCTCCCTGATTCTTGCAATTCTCTCGTCGCTCTGGGCAAGGTTCTCCTCCTGCGGCATCATCTCCTCCTGGTACTGACCTTCTGGCATGCCCTCCTGCGGATACTCGCCACCGAAACCGTAATCCTCCTTCAAAATCCTGTTCGCCAAGTTCATCTGTTCCTTGGCCTCGTTCAAACTCTTGATAGTCATAAAACTTCTCGTCGATTATATATTATAAATATTAGGCAAGTGAAAAATGTTTTGCTGCAGGCTGGAAATATTTATATATACAAATTTTAAGGAAATGCAGAAAACCAGGAAACCAAAAACACACATCGGCGACGACTACTTGCAGGCGCAGAGAAAGTTGAGCCGAGAAATTGAGCTTGAGCGCAACGGAGGCCGCTGGATTGCGGTCGACCGACCACACAAAAACAAAAAGAAATACAGCAGAAAAAGAGACAGACGAATCGATTTCGACCACCTGCCTCTTTTTTTTTATGCACAGAAAAAGCGTTAAGCCTTGACAACCTTGTACTTGCCTGACTTTAACAACTGATTAACAATAGCGTCTGACGTGATAGCTGCAAGTTCAACCTCTTTGTCGACACCATATTGTTTTTCCACATCATCAAGAAATGCGTACTCCTTCCGTACTGACTCGAATTTTTCAACAATGATTTCTGGCATGATGTCATCCTTTATGATTTGGACAACTCTTCTGACACAAGGGAACGAACAATATTCAAGCGTTTCATCACTTTCTCCTTTTTCTAACAGATATCTTGCAAGTCTTTCGTACGACAAGGCGCACTTCTTGGCCAGGTCGTCGTCAAGGCCTTCCAAAAATCTAAGCACTTTCCACCTATTGAAAATCTCGTCAGTCAGCACCACTTCTTTGTAGTTGGCTGTATCTGTGAACATTTTCTTAAGTTCCCCTAAAAATTCTGACATATCACAACTCTACTTTCTTGTATTTCTCTTTCATTTCTTCGACAAACTCCTTGTCGTCACAGTTGGTGTCCAGCCATTCCACAACCTCTCCAGCCCACTCTTTCTCGGCTTCCTTGATTTCCTCCTTGTAACTGTCGCCAAGCTCGACCCACAGTTTCCTGTCCAAATGCGTTGCAGAAACAATCTTCGGGTTACCAGAGCACCTTGCATTCACAATGTAGTTGAACATGTACGGGTCATCCGTGTGCCAATAGTCGAGATACACCGTCTTTACAGGGTCACCAACGGTGATGTAGACCTTTGTCTCGTCATTGCCATATTTCAGACAAACACAGTACAAATCCTTGAAATCCACCACCTTCTCATAGATGTTGTATTTCCTTTCAATAAGCCATTTGAAAAGCTCTTCGTACTTTTTCTTGTCTTTGATTGAAATGACTTTCTGATTGATGTACGTTTCTAACTTGTTCTCGAAATCACGCATTTTGTTTTTATATTTTTCCTTCCTTATGTGCTTGTTCTATCACTCTTCCTGTCCTTATCCAATCTTTTCTGAACTCAGCAAACGACATTCCGACTGGCAGCTTTTTCAGCTCTCTTAGTTTGTCGTACCACCACTTGATGTCATCTTCGTCATACCAAGAAATCCACTTAATATCACTCATCACTCTACTTCTTTTTCTTGTTAATTGCCAGCCTCCTCTTATGGCAGCTGAACCCCTCCTCTGACATCCTCTTGGTGATTGCGTTCACAATCGGCCTCATCCCGTCCTTTATCAGCGACACCATCCTCTCCGTCCTCCTCATGCATTTCTTCTTCACGAACATCGACATCTGGACCGACTTGTTGTAGCCCTTCTTTAGATTCGCCGTGCTGAAGTTGATGTCAAGTATGAACCTGTCGTCGAACACATCCTTATTATCCCTGACGTACCCCTTGAGCAGCTTGCTGGAATAAGTTGTAATTCTGTCTACCTGCTCCTGATAAACGTCCATGTCGAACTGCTTCCTTGGAATGACGAACAGCGACACACCAATCTCCATGACGCTTGGATTGTCCTCGTTTGGTATCGACACCGTAGCTATCGCCCTCCTGTCTATCCTGAGGTCTCCTGAGTTATATTCTTTTTTTCTTAAAGGCATTAAAAAAGGTTTCTGTATAATATATAACCAATATTGCTACAGAAACCAAATATTTTCTCAACTTTTTTTGCTAAAGTTTTGTTAAATCGACATGAGCAGGTGTTTTGTCATACAAAAGTCTCAAATTTGTAATAAGAGGCTTGTTGAAATCGTATTTTATCACACTTAAGTACTTTGTCGCTGGGCCCTTCACTGTATGGATGTTGATATAGCAGCACAGAGTGCCGTTTTTCATTATACCTACATTCGTATTGATTCCAGTTTTAGACCTGAACATATTTTTGGTATAAAAGCCGAAGCCGTTATTCCTGTTTGGGTCGATGTAGTCTGCGACAGCTTCTATCGTTTTTGGTTCGCCGTTCTTCTGTATAAAACCCTGCGCAACACCTCTGCTTAAATGTCCTGCCGCAGCCGTTGTACCACTTAGCTCTTGGCCCCAGAACGTGTTATTGGATTCACGGATAATCCTGTGTACAGATTCTTTTATGGCACTCCTTAACTCACTTTCTGTTAGTCGGACCGTCTTTGTCATCGCGCAATAATATTTTCGTTCTCGTCGGCGTCAATCTTAGCCATTATGTCCCTGAGGGCTTCTGTGAAGTCGTAGTGTCCTTCACTCCCCTCAGCCTCACTGTATGGGTTGCGCGGGTCTGGTTTTCCAAGCGGGACGTTGTCGTATACCACTTCTCCGTAGCCGATATACTCCTTCTCCGTGTCAAGGTCCGTGACCGTAACAGTGCCGTCGTTGTCACACCAGCACTCGAAGTTCCTGCCAGGATACCTCTTGTTAAGCTCGTACTCGAAGCTGCTGTCTTCAAAATCCTCCTTGCCAGTGAGAACCACGTCGTTCTCATAGTTGTCCCACATGCTTTCCTTTAGAGCCTTGCGAACCATGTTCTGCACCAGATTCCTCAAACCTTGTTCAGTGAGCCTTATAAACTTCTTGTCTGCCATGTCTTATTTCTCTGATAATACGTCCCTTATTTCAAGCATGTTGGCAATGTCCTGCACGATTGTCTCCTTGCAGTATGTCTTGCTCTCAAGCTGTGCCTTGATTGTGCTGAGGCCCTCAATATCCTCTGCACTTGCACCTTCCATGAGCGTGTCAACGGTCTTGATACACTCGTTC